TCAATATCTAATGATGAGCTTTAGTAAGCTGATTGATTGTATTTATTAGAATTAATTTTTTTTCTTTGTTTCTTTCTTTAGTTATCTTTAATCATAGTTAATATCTAATCAAAAACTAATAGTAAGAAAATTAATTATTACGCTATTGACTTTTGAAATAGTCATGTTAAAGTATAGGGAGGAGGGTGGGAATAGATGTACAATTTTTAAGTTAGTAATGGTTCCCACAATCGTCCCATACTCCCACATCAGAACCTTCATCCACATTAGAGCGTAGTCTATCACCAAACCATTTAGCACTCTGAACACATGCTTCCTTTGCTTCCTCCTCTGATCGATCCCCCCAACGACCAAATCCAAACCATTCTGAAAATTCCTCTGAATCGGACTCATCTTTGCTCCCGTCAGGAGACTTGACTGAATATCTTACCTCAAGTGACACTTCCCCGTTTCCCACTTTCACGCAGTCAGTATTGTTCGATTCCCTAAATACCTTTTTCTTCCGTTTCTTGCTTTTTTTCTTTTTTAATCTTCCACTTCTCGTTACGAGAAGACTTCTTGTAGTAATTCCCATTCCATAAGGATTTCTAGCATCTCCCGGAGCAAACCAATCTGTGTTTTCCATACCCGCATGACCCGCAATATCACCACCAAATGCACCGCCACTTGTCATATCCTCGTTTAGCATTTGCTGATAAATGTTTGCTATATTCTTTTCATCCTTGACACGAGAGTATTCCATGTTACTATTTAGTATATGATACGAGTGGTGAATAAAAAGAACCATAAACCAACTCCCAATGATTTCTACATTGGGCGCGGTTCCGTCATGGGTAATCCTTATCATCACAAGGAATCGAATCACCCCCAAGCTCTGTATAAGGTGGACACGGTGGAAGAAGCGATTGAGGGATATGGAAAATATTTGGAGTATTCTTATTTCAATGAAGCTGCTTTTCATAAAGTTGTCATTGAATTGATTGAAAGAGAATTGGATGATCAAGATACGAATCTTGTATGTTATTGCTCTCCCGATAAATGTCATGGAGATATTATCAAAAAATTCGTGGAGGACGCAGCAAATCAAATCAAATGGAAGGAATTTATGTGAAATTATGTCATTAGAATTAATCAAAAAATACCAAGCACAATTTGAAGAGTTTGTCAAAATAGACGATTTCACATTGGAGGAAGTAACCCGTAGAGTCCCAGCAGAGAAACATTTCTGGGTATGCCGTCTAATCGATGCGAAGATTGAGAAGGATAAACTCTACAAGCTCAAGGCATCAACCAAGCACACGCTTCAGAAGAAGCTGATGGAAGAGTCTCCCGTGGCTCTCAACAAGCAAGTGATGGATGATTTGGATAAAACCCCATCGCTGGAGAACATCAACCAGAAAATCAAGGAACATGAGTATCTGGTGGAATATCTCGATAGGGTGGTGAGCTTGATCACTTTCATTTCTCAAGATATAAAAAATATAATTGCGATAAAAACTCTTCAAGAATCTTAAATGATAACCCTTGACTACAAACCATCCAAAAGGCAGGGACAGATCATTACTGATTCTGACACCCTTGGGATGATTCGTAGTCATTTTTCCGTCAAGAATGATGGAGCATTCTTCGCCAAGAAGAAAGGACATCGGTTTGTTAAGGATCGCAAGTATGCCATCACTGCCACTGGTTTGTTTGATTTTGGCTTTCATGGGGAAATTCTGAAATATCTCAGAGATAACCAGATCACAGATATATCTCTAACGGATGATTTCAAGAAGAGATTGAAATGTGGAGTGGAAATTAACGAATTTTGGAATGAGTTGAAATATGATGCTCGATATTATCAGAAAGATTCGGTGATTGCTGGTCTGAAAAAAGGATTTGGGACATTTCTCCTAGCTACATCCGCTGGTAAATCTCTGGCTCAAGCTCTACTTGTTGAAAATTATACGAGAAATGTATCAAATGATACTTTCAAATGTCTCATAGTAGTCCCCGGTTTGTCTCTTGTGAACCAATTGCAAGGTGATTTTGAGGATTATGGTGTGACATTTACCTATTCGGGATGGACAGGAGGAACGGAACCACAGGATACCCAAGTTGTGATATGCAATTCTGAGAACCTTCTTTCTCAATTTACCGACAATCCATGGATTTTGAGCGTAAATCTGCTCATAACAGATGAATGTCACCGCATCAATTCAGACGCAAACATATCCAAGATCATAAACAAAATCCACACTCCCAACAAATTTGGATTTACGGGAACACTTTCAGATAAACTAATTGATCAGTGGAAAACAATTGGGACATTTGGTTCCGTTATATATGAAAAGAAATCCAAAGAACTTAGGGATGAGGGATATATTTCTGATGTGGAGATTACATCTCTACAACTTAATCACCCTAAAACAATAAAATTTAAATATAAAGATGAATTAGAATATCTATATAAGCATGAGAAACGAAATCAAATCATCGCTAAATTATCTGAGTCACTTACTGGTAATGTTCTTGTCATGGTTAATCATTTGGATCACGGAGATATGTTATTATCTGCTTTGCATACCCGATCTACTAAGAAAGTGTTTTTCGTTAAAGGGGAAATGGAAGTCGAAGAACGAAAGAAAATAATTGACATGATGGAAAAGAATGATAATATCATTTGTATTGCAATGGCATCCATTTTTTCAACTGGTATTAATATCAAGAATCTCCCAAATATCATATTTGCAGGACTTGGTAAATCATTCATTCGGGTCGTGCAATCAATTGGTCGGGGACTCCGATTACATGACAATAAATCCAAGCTCCGCATCATTGATGTATCAGACAATTTAAAGTATTCCTACTCCCATGCGTTACACAGGCAGGAGATTTATGATAAGGAACAGATTGTGTGGCGAGCGAAAGAAATATCATTATGACAGAAGAAAAAAATGCTAAGAAACCCCATTATGTCAATTCCAAGCTCTTCAAACAGCAGTTGATTGAATACTATGAGACGGGAGCAAATCTGAATGAATTGGGAGTTCATTTAATGAATATTGCGGAGGGATTATCATACAAAATTAATTTTATACGATATTCTCGCTCTTGGAAAGACGAGATGGTTGGGGATGCAGTATTGAAAATGTATGCAGCTTTGGAGAAGAAATTATATAAAATTGAATCAGAATTCAATCCATTCTCTTATTTTAATCGCATTGCGTGGAACGCTTTCTGCAACCGCATCAAGAAGGAGAATGGTCAACACAAAGGTCTGGAGGATTACAAGGAGATGGTGTATATGGAAAGCATGAGTGAGCCGGATTCCATGGGACACGTATATGTGAAGCCGAATTTGGAGGGAGATGAATATGATGACGAATAATTATGAAAGCTGGGTGATTTTTATTTCAGCATTCCTATACTTCTCAGTAGCGGTGTCATTCCTGATGAAACATCAATATGCGTGGAGTCTGGTTTGGTTATCATATTCAATAGCAAATTTTGGACTAATGTTAGTAAAGAAATAGAAGATGATAAAGAAAAATAAAGTAGCACTATTTTCCGACCTTCATTTGGGTCTGTATGGAAATTCAACGGAGTGGCACGAAATCGCCTTGAAATGGGCAGATTGGATTATCACCGATTTAAAGAAAAAGAAGATTACTGACATCTTTTTCCTTGGTGATTTCTTCCACAATCGTTCGGAGATTTCCGTTCAGACAATCCACGTTGCATCAGAATTGATCACCAAGTTCAAGAACTTCAATATGTTCATGATCATTGGCAACCATGATGCGTTCTACAAGAACCGCTCCGATGTCCATAGCTTGGGATTTCTCAAGGGTCATGATAACATCACCATCATTGACCAGAATTTGGAATTAGATGCGTTTGGTAAGAAATTGCTATTCGTTCCTTGGAATCATGAATTACCGGAAGGTAAATTCGATCACATCTTTGGACACTTTGAAATCCAATCATTCCAGATGAACAATTACAAGGTCTGTGATCATGGATTCCAAGTCATGGATTTCCTAGCATCCCGAACCACCAATGTTTGGTCTGGTCACTTCCATACCAAGAGTATCAAGAAATACAACGAAGGAACGATTCGATATATTGGCAACACCTTTCCCCACGATTTCAACGATTGCGGAGATGATAAGGGTTATCACATCCTGAATCTGGAAGATGATTCCGTGGAATTTGTAAAGAATACGGTGTCTCCTGAATTTATTAAAATTCCTCTGACTAAGATCAAGAATTACAAAGCGGAAGATATCGAAGGAAACATCATCAAGCTCATAGTTGACAAAGACATTGAAGATGATAAGGTTGAGAAGTTCAAAGTCTATCTGTCTAACTTCGCTCCTTTCCGTCTCACCACGGAATACAACGTGGCAACGAAGACAATTGGTGATGTTGAACAAGTGGATTCTGTTGATATTGTGGGAATGTTTGATGAGTTCTATGAACAATTGAATTTAGAACCAGATAAATTGGCAAGAGTTAAAAAAATAAATGATGAGTTATATGAACGATGTAAGTAAAGAGGATTTGGAACGAGCAATTAAAAATTGTGAGGAAGAATGTTGGAAAATCGCCAAAAATAAAAATCGTTCTACAAAGAATTTTAGAAAATTGTTTGATCATCAAGTTGTTCTTGATATGTTGAAAGCTCTTTATAAAGGTAAATTTGAAAATGAAAAATATGAACAACAGTATTAAATCCTGTGTAGATTATTCCAAATGGTCATTCATGATGAAGTGGTAAACGAAGTATTCAGTATTTGTATCTCTTTTCAAAGAATCTTTTGAAAGATTTTTCTTGAATTGTTGGGGCGTTTGCCCACTTTCTTTCTTCTCCCGCTGCATATCGATTAGCTTCTTCTTGACCACCAGAAGAATAAATATCAATATAGTTATATATGAAAAGAGATACAGTTGATATTCTCTTTTCATATTTTGGAACGTTGTCTGGGTCTATCTTCCAAAGAGCCAGATATTTAGATGCGTGTTCTGCTGGAAGTTCTAAAGCCCTCAATACTGTATATGCAACTCCCTCCGCTTCCAATTCTTTGATTTCTTTATTCGTATTGATTCTATCTTCTTTGGTGTGGAGCAATTCATGGGCAATTTCATGAATAAGCGTTGATATGTTTCTACTAACTAATTCAATCGATCCCATTTTACTCACTCCTCTCGCCCCTTGTAGATCGGAAGACAATTTTACCTCTATATTTTCATGTGCTGCAAAACTTTCAAGGGCATTATAAATTAATTCAGTCTTTTCATCTACTTCTATATCATCAAACCATTGTGGTTCTCCAAAAACTTTATCTTCTTTACCCGGTATAACTTCAGTATCTAAAATATCGAATACTGGTTTTAATATAAATCTTGTATAAAATTTGGTTTCATCTACGTTCGTATTTTCCGCTCCACCAGAGGTGCTTGTTGGGGCTGTTTTACCAGTATCACGATCTTTTGCATTGATGGGAACAAATATGTAAATTCCCTTCGATCCCAATTTTAATTTTCTATTTAATTTAGCCCACGCAACTTTACCAGCTACTTTAGATGCATTTTGGTTTTGCATGAAAATTAATATTTGATTATTGAGAGAATATTTTCTAAATTTATTTCTAAATTCAAAGAATTTTTGTATTTCTGGAGAGTTTGAATCGTTTCTGATTTTTTCCTTCAAATCCTTTAAGAATTCGATAACCTTATCTTTCATTCCAACTTCAGCGTAATCTCCGATATCTTCTAAATCGTTGTCTTGTTGTTGTATCTTGTTGAGTTCTGCTCTATACTGAGGAACCGCTTTGTCAAAATCTTCATCAGACATAAACGATTGTTTGGAAATCCATTTTTTTAAATTTGTTCTATCAAACATGAAAAGACCACTTTTTGAGATTTTGTCTTTATTTTTGAATGTTTCATTGCCCTTAGCATAACCCTCTAAATCACTATCAACTATAAAATATATTTTACCCGAATTGTCGGTATATTTTTTTAGAATTATCCTTTCTTCTATTATTTGATACATTTCAGTATAAATATCTGATATTTTCGATAAATCCCTAGTAATCATAATTATACTTATCATATATGGTTGACAATATTGGTTCAAATGGTATGTTTCACTATATTCTCGATATGAAAAAAATCATTTATAAAAATTTAAAAGGTCAAAATTTCCTTAGCGTTGGAAATGATCAAATATCGGTTGATTTCCAATCAGGATTTAATCTGATTACTGGTAAGAATATTGATAATCCAGACCGTGTGAACGGTATTGGAAAATCAGTTATGGCAGAATTGTTCTATTTCGCATTATTCGGTAAAACCATCCGTGAAATCAAAAAGGATTTCATTATCAACAACGTCACCAAGGGGAAGGGTGCCATTGAACTGACGTTTGACGTAGAGACTGACAATGACACTCAGACATACACAATCAAGCGACAAGTCAAACCAAGCACTGTGACGCTCCTACGTGGCGAAGAAGACATCACCAAGGATTCCATTGCCAATACGGATAAATTCATATGTGATCTGATTGGTTCCAATCCTGTAATCTGTCGTAGCTGTGATATTCTATCTCTTTCGGATAACATCCCATTCATGGCAAAGAAACCTGAAGAGAAGCGCAAATTCATCAACGATATTTTCTCTCTGGAAGTCTTTGGTAAGATGAGTAACGAATTGAAGAATCTGATTAGGGATAATAAATCAGATATGAATATTTCCACTGCTAAATTGCAAGAAATTGACAACACTTTGGAAACGCTGAATAGACAGCAAGAGGATTATCTGAAGAAAGTCAATGAAATGGAGGGTCGTCTTGAAAAAAGACGCATGGAAATCCAAGGGAAAATCTTTGATATTGAAGAAGAGATTGATAAAACATCCATAATGGATATTTCTACCATCCAAACGGAGAAAAAGAAGTGGGATGATGCTTGGAGAAAGCTGGATGGGAAGATCGCTCATGTAAATGATGCAATTTCATCCAATGAGACTTTGAGGAAATTAAAAACCAAAGACATTGATAAATTTTCATCTGTTGATGATGGTATTCAATGTGATAAATGCCTTCAAGATGTTCCCCATACCCATGTGAAACATCTGGAAAAAATGAAAGAACAATATCAATCTGAATTGGATGATATTATGGGGGAAATTGATGAATTAAAGGAACAGAAATCTCAATTTCATTCTAAAAAGGAAAAGGTTCAAGTTAAGGTATCAGCATTTCAAGAACAAATTAACGAAGCTAAAGTTACTAAACAGAAATTGGAAGGTTTGGAAAATAGTCTCAAACAATACAAGGAATCTTTGGATAATTTGAAGCTGGAGGAATTACCTAAACCAGCTTTTGAGGAGAATATCATTAAGACGCAGGAGAGATATGACACCGAACGCAATAATTTCCTATTATTCAAGCAGAAATCGGAAGATTATGAAGTATGTAAATTCGTTCTGGGAGAAGAAGGTGTTCGTAGCTTTGTGGTGAAGAGACTTCTTTCCATGATGAACGCAAGTATTCAACAATACATCAACGATTTGGGTATGTCCATCCGTTGTAAATTCGATGAATACTTTGATGAACAGCTTTCCAATGACAAGGGAAAGGAAATTTCTTACTGGAATCTGAGCGGTGGGGAACGTAGAACGGTTGACCTCGCGTGTGCGTGGGCATTCAAGGACTTGAAGAGAAAGATTTCAGGAGTATCATCTAATGTGGAATTTTTTGACGAATATCTGGATTCCACTCTAGATTCTACGGGAATTGATAAGCTGATCGAACAGATCAAACAACGAATTGATAGATATGATCTTTCTGTTTACGTGATTTCCCATAGAACAGAAACCGCTAAACATACTACTGGTGAGATAGTCTTTCTTGAAAAAGAAATGGGAATTACTAGAAGAATAAACAATTGACAAATGTATAAACATGTATAAATCTCTACATGTTTGTTCAGCCATTCAGCAGTCCTTTTCCTAAGAATCCCTATTCGGTAAAACCCCCCACCCAAGAACTCCCTAAAAAGGGTAATACTTATCTAAACTTCGTTGCGGATAGAGGGGGATGTGGTCAATATCGTATTGGATGGCCAGAATTACAAATCAATATGTGTGGTTTAGGAGATTCCACCACAATCACTAAGATGGTTCTTAACAAGGATTGGTATCAGGATGTGAAAACCATCAAGCTGCAACGCCAATGTTCCACTCAACAGAAAGAATTCTTCAAATTCCTCAAGAGTATCCAACCGGAATGTGGATTTAAGATCATCTATGAAGTGGATGATGTGGTTTTCCATGAAGAAATTCCTGATTATAATTCATATAAACATGCATTTGCTTCTGATGAGATTCGCCAAAATTGTGTGGACATGATGAATATGGCGGATGAAGTGACAGTGACATGTAAATATATGCGTGATCTCTTCATTGAGAAGACGGGGCAACAAAAGACTTCAGTAGTTCCCAATTTTCATCCCGAATGGTGGATTGGACATCATTATAATTATGGTAAGGTCATCCAGAATTTTGATAAGAACACAAAGAAACCACGTATTCTTTATTCAGGATCGGGTGCCCACTTTGATGTGAAAAATGTCACGGAACAACAAGACGATTTCTCCCATGTTATAAAATTTATTGTTGATAATCGCCACAAGTATCAGTTTATTTTCATTGGTGCATATCCACCTCCCCTTCACCCCTACGTGGATAATAAGGAGATTGAGTTTCATCCTTGGCAATCTCTGATGAATTATCCCAAATTTATCGCTGATTTAAATCCTCAGTTACTTCTTGCTCCATTGAAGGACATCCCGTTCAACAGATCAAAATCTGATATTAAATACATTGAAGGAGCCTGTTTAGGTATTCCTTGTATGGTTCAGGACATGGTTACGTATCAGGATGCTCCCGATTTTCTTAAATTCACGGATTCTACCGATTTGAAACAGAAAGTGGAGACGATTCTGAATTGGAAAAACCGTTCCAAGTATTATAAGCTAATCCCCGAATTACGAAAGCTTGGAGAAAGTAGATTCCTTGAAAGACCGGAGAACATCGGGGCGTTTATGGAAGCCCTGAATACGAATCATGGTGATTCATCCCGTCGATTTATGAAATACTGGAACGATTAATTTTTATCAAATTGGGAATATTGAGCAAGTGTCGGGCGAAGTCTTTCGAACATACCTTTCAATTCTTCAAATTTGTTCATGTCCGAAGGATTGTTGAAAAAAGCTTTTTTATTATTCTGGTAAAAATTGATAGTCCCCTTTAGATATTTCTCAATATATGAACAAAGTTCATTCGCTTCTGCCTTGACTTTTTCTGTTGGTGCGTCATAATCATCGTATGACGATTCTAAATCAAGATTTTCATAAATCATACCCAAGTCTTTAAAATAATCATCCATAACAATATTTAATAAATGTATCGTAATTGTGTATATGACAACAAATCTCGTAAAATCCATTTATTTTCTTGGTCTGAGAATGGGGAACGCATCCGCGAAGAACACGATTTCAAACCCTATATCCTTCTGGAAGACAAAAAGGGAACAGAGAAGTCTATCTATGGCACTGCGCTAAAGAAAAAAGAATTTGTCAGTGGATACGAAAGGAATAATTTTGTCAAGGATAGCAATATCAAGAGAATTTATGAGAATCTACCACCATATCAGCAATTTCTAATTGATAATTATTGGTCGGTATGTGAGGATGATAATTTCTCCCAACATCCTTTGAAGGTGGCTTATTTTGACATTGAATGCCCCGGAATATCTTTTCCAGAACCAGAATTGGCAGAATCCGTGATTAATTTGATCACTATCTTCAATTCTGAATCCAAAATGTATCATGTATTTGGGTTGAAGAATTTTCACACTACAAGAGATGATGTGAAATATTATTGGTGTAAATCAGAAGAAGAATTACTCAAGTCTTTCATCAAACTTTTCCAAAAGGAAGGATTCGATGTTCTAAGCGGATGGAATATCAGCGCATTCGACGTTCCATATCTTGTAAACCGAATCACCTTTCAATTGGGAAAGGAATGGGTTGATAAACTTTCACCTACAGGTAGAATTTACGAAAAAACCAATCCAAATGGTAAATTTGGAATGCCCTCCAACGAGTATGTGATTGAAGGATTGTCTATTCTTGATTATTATGTGATTTATCAGAAGTTCAATCTAGAAAAGCAGGAATCATATAAATTGGATAATATTGGGGAGGTTGAGTTGGGAATTAATAAGATTCAACACGAAGGCAATCTATGGGAACTTGCTAAAAATGATTGGTATACTTTCACAGAATACAATATTAGGGACGTTGAGATATGTGTCGGTCTTGACCAGAAAAAAGGATACATCAATCTCCTACGGTTTCTTGCATATACCGGATTATGTGATCTGGAAAGTGCGATCAAGACAGTTCCTCCCATGAACGGAGCAATCGCCATACGCGCCCGTATGCGGGGGGAATACATTCCCACGTTCATTCGTCCCGTGACGGACTATAAAGCTCCGGGGGGCTATGTAGCAGAACCGAAAATAGGCTTTGCAGAGAGTATTGTATCCTTTGATGCTAACTCTCTATATCCATCGGTGATGATTTCTCTGAATCTCTCTCCTGAAACAAAAATTGGTAGAGTGGAGAAAGATGGAGATAAGGTGAAAATTCATCATGTATCGGGTAGGTTGTTTGAGATGACTCCTGAGAACTTTAAAAAATTTATTGATGAGGAACAAGCTGCTTTAACCAAGGCTGGATTTCTATTTTCCCAGAAGAAACGTGGTCTGGTTCCCGAATTCCTAGACAATCTTTATACCAAGCGGAAGGAGGTAAAGAGTAAGATGATGGAATGCCGTAAGAATGGGGATAAAGCAGGAGAGCAGAAATTTGATAGTATTCAATACGCTTACAAAATCCATCTAAATTCCCTGTATGGATATATGCTCAACAAATACGCACCCCTTGGAGATGAGGATATTGGAACATCAGTGACGTTGACGGGACAAGCGGTAATCAAGAAGAGTAATGATCTGTTTCAGGATTATGTGAGAGAAAATCTACCGGACTTACCAGAATCCTTGTTGCAACAAAGTTACATTTATTCGGATACGGATTCGGTGTATGTTTCTTTGAAAGAATTTGGTCTTGATCCCACTTCCGATGAGTTTTATGAGTTATGTGACGATCTTGAGAATTATATTAATAAAAATATAGCAACATGGGCAATTAAATCTTTACGAAGCACTGATCCTAGATTTGTTTTCAAGCGTGAAGCTATCTGTGATAGAGGAATTTTCATCGGTAAAAAATACTACGTTCTTCATATGTTGGATGATGAGGGAACGAAAACCGATAAGTTTAAATATAAGGGGGTTGATGTCGTGAAAACCACAATGCCCAAGAAGGTCAAGCCATATGTTAAGAAAGTAATTGAACATATGATCATGACACGATCCCTAAAGGAAACCAATGACATGTTCAACGAGGCTTATGAGGAATTTAAGAATCTATCCATTACGGAGATTTCCAAGATTTCCAGTATGAACAATTTTGCGGAATATTCGGTTCGGTGTAATGGTATGAATACCGTAAAAGGTATGCCATCCCATCTGAAAGCCGCTTATTTTCATGATATGATTATGGAACAGAACGGATGGGGTTCCAAATATGAGAAATTCAAATCGGGAGATAAGGTTCGCATGGTATATCTTAAGAAGCCCAACAAATATAATCTAGATATGATCGGATTTAAGGGCGATTGGCCGGAAGAATTTAATAAAATTTTCACGGTTGACTACGAGAAAATGTTTTCCAAGGTATTCCATGCCGCAATTGAGAGATTCTATGAAGCTGTTGGTTGGAAATTGAGAAAACCATCGGAAAATCTCATGGTTGAACTTGATAATTTATTTGGAGAATGATATACACTAAATATTTAAATGGAATTTACAAATTTATTCGAAAAACTTTTAAACGAACTCGTTGAAACTATTTTTCCTACCTTTATTAAGAAAAGAGCAGAGGGAGCAAAGAAAATAGAAGAATCTACTAGAAAGAAAGGTTCATTTTCTATTTTAACAGCGTATCATTACGCTGGTAAGGTAAAACCGTATGCTGATGCTTTGAAGATATCTAATAAAGAAGATAAAGAATCTCATTTCAAAGAGAAATATAAAGAAGCTCATGATAAACTTAAAGATTTAGATTCTCTTTCACAAAAAGAATTTCAAATGATTGCAGGAATTCTTGAAACATATGGTGAGGTATATATTCAATCAAAGCATCCAAAAGATTATTCAAAATAATACTTACATTCGCCTGTAAATATGCTAAATATACTCATCAGGCACAAAACCCTGATATTACACATATGAACACACAAAACAAAAACGCATACGAGATAAGGCTCGAAGTATTGAGCATCGCACACAATGACTTGATGG